ATCAATAATCTCAACATTCAATCTTCCTTTGGTGGATTCAATAACTTTACGAGTATTGTCAGTAGAGCAATCTGCAATAATAATTCTGGTACTACCTATCAGTTGATTGCGCAGTTGTAACAGCAACCACCCTATGTAATTTTCCTCATTTTTACAAGGAACTACAATTGTTATTTTACTACTTAATGACATGCGTATGTTTATGCTTTAGTGATTTCTTCAATGCTTTCAACCACATTTTCTTTTCTTTGATCTTGTCGTGGCTGATGCACGCTTGGTACATCTTCTTTATTATTTCCTGTACTTTCATGGTCGGTCTCCTTTGTCCATGTTATTATTTCCCAGTGTCCATCATGATGTTCAACAAGAGCAGTGCATGACTCAACCCAGTCGCCATCGTTCATATATGTAACACCATCAATCTCTTTGATTTCAGCATGATGAATATGCCCACAGATAACTCCATCATACCCTCGTTTCTTGCAGTATGCTGCAAGATTCTTTTCAAACTGGAACATGAAGTCAGATGCTTTTTTAACTTTATGTTTTAAGTATTTAGACAGTGACCAGTACCCAAATCCCAGTTTGTGACGAACCCAATTGAAACGAGAATTCCAATCAAGAACTAGATCGTATAGTTTATCGCCAAGAAATGCAAGCCATGGTGCCAGTCGAGTAATACCATCGAATAGGTCACCATGCGTGACTAGGTATCGTTTACCATTTACACCGACATGTTCTGTTTGATTTTGTATTTCAATCAGACCGAAAGAGAATCCGTAAGGAATCATCGGTCTTAAGAATTCATCATGATTACCTGCAACATAAATCACTCTAGTTCCACGCTTGGCATGACCAAGTATTCTGCGGACAACATTGGTGTGACTTTGTTTCCATCGCCACTTGTTCTGTTGGATCTTCCAAGCATCAATTATATCACCCACGAGATATAGAGTCTCGCAAGTATTATGTTTTAAAAAGTTATTTAACTTATTTGCTTGGCAATCACGAGTACCTAAGTGAACATCACTTATGAATATCGTTTTATATTTCATTATGGTTTCAGTTCGCCACGCTCAATTAGAATCTTTTTATTAGCCTGATGCTCTGCCTGAGTCAAGTCCTTGTTCTCACCTTTGTATGGTACAGCGTAATTGTTTTGAATTAACCAATCATTGACACGAGTACCATCTTCAAGAATAATTACACCAAGGATTCTACCAAACTTATCATCGTTACTATCAGGCTTTTGAGTTTCAATAATTTGCCAAGAGCCAATAGGTAATTTCTCTGCTAATTTCTTTTTAGAGATTACACCACGAACCTTTTCTTCTGCAATAGTAGTTCTTGATTCTGGAGTATCAACTCCAGCCAAGCGCACTCTTTGATTAGCAAGGATAATTTTAAAACCTAAATCTAAATCTATATCAACTGTGTCGCCATCAAGAACTTTAATAATTTTACATTTATATTGGTACATAATATCTTAATCGTTTCTAGTGTTACGTGTTTGTGGATCATCTGGCAATAAGTCTACTGTTGGTGCTACAGCTAATGGCATTGGTCTTGGAACCATTGGAACTGGTGTTGGTGCTATAAGTGTTGGCGCAACTGGTGTTACATTACTTGCTGCTCCAGCAACTTTCTCTTGAGTACGACCCCATGCTGCAATACCAAGAACTGCACCCATCGCTAAGTGAAATAAACCAGCACCTTGTAGTGTTAGTGGATTCCATTGGGTGACTGTTTGATGAGTAAGTACTTGTAGCAAACTCCACAGTACTGGGAATATAGCCATATCTAGTGTACAAATAATCATGTACATCCAACCCATGGCTGGACGCCACTTCTTCTGCATCCAATCTTCGTTTTTATTTTCTTCTCCCATGGTCTCTCCTTTTTAATAGTTATTTTCTTATCATATATTTCTTGTTCCAGAAGTACCAGAGCCTATGACACAAGCAATTTGTCTATTCTTTTTTAGCAGCGTCCAGTTACCTTTTGTATCTTGCCATAAAGAATAGACTGAACCATCTGATATATCTGAACCTGACCAAGTGAATTCTTCTTTCTGTGTCTTAGAAAGAAATTCTATTAGTTGAACGACTGGACCACAAGTTACTTGATAGTTGTATGTAAATGGTTGTGGCACAGCAACCTGTGGTTGCGCCTGTGCAACCAGAGAAAAACTAAACAGTAACAACGCTAGTATTTTCATATTTTATCTTCCAATATATTCTTTTGGTTGTGCTTCTATTCTTCTTTGTTGTTCAGTTTTAGGAACAAAATCAGTTCCTAGATGTGGGTACTTTTCTATTCTATCCTGCACAACAAACCACAGTATAATCATAGAAAAAGTAAATGCGCCCATAAAAATACCAAACCATTTACCAAATGTTTTAAAATTCTTAACCAGTTTGGCATGTTCTCTATCATGTTGCATTTGTATCTGAATATGACGCTTCAATGCTTCAGACTGTCTTGCATTTATTATCTTAGATTGCTGTAGTACTTCTGTCCAGAGTGCACCCAATTCAGGTGGACTTTGATATATCATTACTTGTCGCAACTCAACTTCCATCTGCTCAAGTTTCTTTTTCATTAGTACTCTTTGCAGAGCACGTTTTCCTACAGAAGCATCACCTGTGTATAAATTATATGATTGTTTTTCTTCTGCTTCAAATACTGCTATACATTTTGCTTGATTGTCAAAGAAAGCACCAAGATGTTGACCTAAATCAAAATAAACATCACCTGAATCTTTCTTGTTTAATTCTTTTATCCTAGACTTTTCTTCATTCAGTTGTTTGATTGCTGCAGGTGGTGGTGTCTTTCCTTTCTCTGCATACATACCATGGAACTGCGCATCTAGATCTTTGAGTACATCCTTTATATCTCCAGCTGCGCCTTTGATATCTTTGTATAATTTACATCCAGCTTTAATCGCAGATACAGCACCATTGGCTAGAGCAAAGAGTGTTAGGGGATCCATCTATTCTCCCTCTTTTTCCACTCTAAACAAACTACACGACGCTCATAAACATCACCAGACCAAGTCCAGCGGACACACTGCCACTCTGGCCATTTTTTAACATCAGGCTCTTTTGCTAATAATGTTAAAAATAAGACCCACTCATACATTTACTTAGATCCTTTGGCGTAATCTTCACGCTCTTTCTGTTCTTGAGCATCACGTTGTTTTTGTTGCTGACGAAGAACTAGATTTCTCTGAGCAACTTTTTGCTCATAAATTCGTTTTTCTTCCATCTGACCATAAATTCCAACACCAACCATGGCAATACAGAAAACAACAACAGAACCTGCTAGAAAATACATACCAAGCATAAGCATGTCTGCCATTTTTTTCTTATGGGCTGCTTGTCTGTCTTCTTCTGCACGTTGGGCTTCTGCTCTTGCCTTAAAAAGCCTAGTGCGCTCAGCAATCATTCGTTCCCAGATTTCTGGTTTGTTTAATTGCCAAAGAAGCATGTCTTTTAAATCACGTTCAGCTTGCCTTAGGGCATCACTGTGCATGGCAATTTGTAAGGCTTCGTGACCTAACTCTGCATCTGTTTTGCCTAGTAGATTAGCCTTAGCTTTTAACTTTATTCGTTCACGATGTATTGAATCTGAAGACTCAAAAAACTTGCTGAATTGTCCTACTAGACTGTTTATGTCTTTGCCCAGAGCTATAGCTTGTTTGATGTGGCTGACCGCTGATTGGGCAGCAGCAAATGCCAGCCCAATAGTTATGGGATCCACTACAATTCTCCTAAACCATGGCAGTATTACTACTATTTAGGTTTTTTGTCTTGCAGTTCGTCTACTTCTTTTTCGATGGTTTTTACACCTGGAGATGGAAACACACTCTGGACTTTGTTCAAGAACGATTGTGTCTTCGATGGTTTTTGACCAGTTTCTTCTAAATATCGACCAACTTGTTTTCTATTATAGAGTTCTGGTTGCCAATCTTTAGTTGGTTCGTCTACTTCAATTTTTGGAAGTTCAGATTCTAGTAAATCATTGACTTCTTTTTTAATTTCTTCTGGAACAATAGTAGTTTCTAATTGTTCTTTTGATAAATGTTCTGTAATATGATCAAAAACAGGAGTTGTGCTTGGTTCATCGACTTTTATTTCGTCATTAAGTCTAACTTCTGTTTTTTCTGGAAAGTCTTCAACAGGTGGTTTCTCAAAAAAGTCATTCCACTTTCTTGTACCAGTATGTTTGAGATTCCAGTTAGCAGCGATTAATAATAATACTGCCAGCGGATCAAATACTATAACAATTAGTATAGTGACGATACGAACTGCTTTTTCAAGCATATTCGTATCATTAGAACTTTCGTCACCATATATCAATGCAGCAATGTATTTTATTGGACCGACTTCGGCTTCGACTTTACGGACTTCGCTGGCGATGGGGGCACGTTCTTCGTTGTACTTGGCGATCTTGGCTTGCGCTGTACCGATTTCGTTGAGGATTCTGGCTCTGTCTTTTTGCTGGCTTCTGCGGACGGTAATGGCTCGCTCTGTTCCTTTGGTATCGTCTGTTCTTGCGATGGTTTGATCCACTTGAGCATCGAGTTGAGTAAGTTCTTTACGATTTGCATTGATATTTTCCTTTTCTGTTTTAATCTTCTCATCAATCAATGCTAACTTAGATTGAACATCTCCCGTAGGAATTGCTTGATCCAAATGTGCCTTTGATAAGAATCCGAAAATGCCCATTGATGTTAATAACATTAACACTATCAAGGCAGCTACAAAGTATGACTTCATCAATGTTGGAATTTCTTTCCAGTTTTGATAGAGCCATGATGCCACTACAAGTTTCGATGCCTCAAGCAACGAACCCATAAGAGCAATCGGTACAACAGCTGCAGCAAAGATTGCGACAAGACCCATCACTGCGTAATACGCAGCAAGTGCCGACAATGATAGTGCAACTGCAAAAAGTAAATATGTCATAGTTTGTTTTTAATATGAGAGCCATGGACTCGAACAGATATCTGTCCGTTGTAGTAGTCGTCTGACTCCAACACCTTTCGTGCAAACTGTTCTCGTGCTTCTATGTAAGAACATTCAGCTTTAGATTTACAAAAGAAAAGAATCTCACGAACAAAGTTGTCTTTGCCAAGAGACTCTACATCTTTATTTAGTTCTAAACTCGAACCATAGTACTCCATCCAATCGGAGTCTATTTTGCTACGGATCTTCTTTCGTTTCTTGATTCCGTTTTTCTGTGTCATCATCTTGTATGTAGTTTTAGAAAACTTAGATAGTTTCTTACCCACATACATACGACTGCTGGCTTTGTTCGTAATTAAATAAACAAAGCCAACGCAGTCTTCTGGTAATTCCTCAACAATAATGTTTTTATATGTCCACATAGAACATATTTATTCATCCTCGTCGAGTTCCTCTTCTTCGTAGATATCAGCAGAACACACAGGACAATAGACAATATCAGCAAGCACCTTGTCTTCTCCCTTGAGAACTATCTTTCCTCTTGCGTCACAACTTTCACATTCAAAATATTTTGTTATCATACGCTAAATGAACTTCCGCATCCACAAGTGGATTTTGCATTAGGATTAGAGATAACAAACTGTGAACCTTTTAGTTTGTCACTAGTGAAATCAATTGTTGCCGTATCAAAATATTGCATACTCATAGCATCAACTACGAGATTATCAATAACAAAGTCATCTTCTTCTTTGTCAGCTTCAAGCGTAAATCCATAGTTAAAACCAGAACATCCTCCGCCAGTAATAAATGCTCTTACATATTTCATAGAGGGTTCATCTAAAAGAATCTCAGTAAGTTGTATTTTTGCGTTTTCTGTTAGAGTAATCATATGCACTCACATTTTAGTTGATAGTCGTTTATTGCTGCTTTTATGGCATCTTCAGCAAGGATGCTACAATGGATTTTGACTGGTGGCAATGCGAGTTCTTGAGCAATGTCTGAATTTTTAATAACTGCTGCTTGCTCCAATGTCTTGCCCTTAACCCACTCGGTAACAAGAGAGGAACTTGCAATTGCAGATCCACATCCGTATGTTTTAAATTTTGCATCTGTAATAATTCCATCTTCAACTTTAATCTGTAACTTCATCACATCACCACATGCTGGTGCACCAACCATGCCAGTTCCAACTGATGGATCGTCTTTATCCAGAGAACCAACATTACGTGGGTTTTCATAGTGGTCAATAACTTTATTTGAATATGCCATATTACTCCTCGTACATGACTGTTTTAGTATCGCCCAGTGCCCACTTAGAATCTGACTCTACAGACCATTTGACAGTGGCAACTTTAAAATCTGGATGTTTTAGTTCTTTTGGATTGCTGCTTGGTTCTAATATAATTAAACGATTATTTGGCTGAGCAGCAAACTGCCCATTATCACACTGAATGAAATTATAAGACTTGTGGTCTTCTGGATCTTCAGAAAACCCTGTATCAAGAATGTTAAAATCAGGATGAGCAGAATCAACTGTAAAAAGATAAACACCATACTGCCAATCTCCGTTCTTCAATTTAAACTTACAACGCATTGACTGTAGTTGTGCTTTTTTAATCACTGTGATATCATAAGAAAGACAATCCCACAACTGAAGATAATCTAGGGGTAGTGGTTCACCTTCAATTGGTTTCCAGCAGTAAGCATGTAGTGGTAGTTTATCATATAAAGCACCGTAATTATTTAGATACGATTCAATACGAAACGCTTGTCCTCGTAAAGACTTAATGCTAACCCACCAACAAGGTTCAAGTTCTCCGTGACCTTTCTCAAAGTCATAGAGAAACTCTCTGCGTACAAAACACTTAATAGGTGGTAAGTTCGCTACGATATGTGACATTATGCTGCCTTACCCCAAACATCACCCCAGTCACCAGATAAAGTGCCTTTTGCATAATCAGTTACACGATTCTCAAAGAAGTTGCCGTGTACTGGTGCATTAATCATTTCTTCAACCCATGGCAGTGGATTCTTTTTAACTTTGAATACACCTTTCATACCAAGAGAGATTAGGCGACGATCTGCGATATAACGAATATACTTCTTTACGTCTTCAGCGGATAGATCACGCATCTCTGCGCCAGCAAAAGAGATATCGATAAACTTGTCTTCAAGTTCTACCATGCGTTCTGCAATAGTGTAGATTTTACCCTTGAGTTCATCATTCCAGATTTGTGGATTCTCTTTTATATATTCACGGAATAACTTAATCATTGACTCAGCATGCATGGTTTCGTCAACAATACTCCATGTAACGATCTGTCCCATACCTTTCATCATACCATGGCGTGGCATATTCAAAAGCATGATGAATGAAGAGAATAACTGCATACCTTCGGTGAATGCAGAAAACACAGCAATGTGTTCAGCAGTTGAAGCAATCGTACCATTACGTGATGAGATGTCAGCAACATAATCGTGCTTGTCTTTCATCTCTTGGTATTCCATAAACTGAGAATATGTAACTTCGGGTAGACCCAAGGTTTCAATCAGATGGCTATACGCAGCAATGTGTAGTGCTTCACGTGCTGCAAATCCAGACAACATCATACGAATTTCTGGTTGTGGAAAGTATGGAAGATAGTTCTTCACATATCCACCAGCGACATCAATGTCACCTTGTGTAAAGAAACGAAAGATGTTTGTTAAGAAATCTTTTTCGGGTTGTGTTAGTTTCTTTTTCCAATCCTTTACATCTTCAGCCATTGGTACTTCTGTATGTAACCAATGTGATTGCTCGTGCTTTAACCATGCATCATATGCCCATGGATAATTAAATGGTTTGAAGTAATTTCTTTCATCTGTCATTCTGCTATGTATTTTAGACATTGTTTATCTCTTTTAGTTTAAATGCAACACTTATTCGTAATTGTTTGCAATGGATTGATGGGTCGCTACCATAATGTAGCATGTTACTTTTAAATAATACTCCACTGTTAGGTACAGGAAGATATGATTGAATTTCATCATTTTCTTGGAAGATAGTAAAACCTTCCCAGTTTGGTTGCCAAATTGGATTCATATAAATCAAAAATGTATAGCAATCATCTTGTAGTGCATCTCTATGAAAATCTCCACATTGACCATATGATTGCCCATTTGCATTAACTGATATTAATTCAAATGTTTTATTGGTTAATTTTTGTATTCGTTTAAATAAAAATTCTGAGTAGTATGGTTTTTCTATTAAGTTTTTATACCAAAATGTTATGGCGTTTTCTGATTTAGAACTAATGTTATTAAATGTCCAAGAACTATCTCTTATCATTTCATATTCAATTAAGAAATCATCTTCTGGTAGAATATTTTTATAAACACTAAACATTTATCCCTCACATGCCATACACGCACCATCATCAGTAGTTAATGCTGTCAAGTTAATTTCTTTAATAATTTCTCGTTCAATTCGTTTTGATACTTTATCTGCTTTAGCAATCTTATCACTACGGCAGTAGTACATAGTTTTTAATCCAGACTTCCATGCTTGGAAGTGAACCGCATGAATATACTTGATGTGACTATCTGGTCTAAAGAATACATTTAACGATTGTGCTTGGTCGATATATTGTTGCCTGTCGGCAGCGTGTTGAATGACCCAACGCTGGTCAATTTCCATAGAAGTTTTGAAGACATCTTTCTCCCAGTCTCCCAACCAATCCAAGTGCTGAACACTACCATCATTCGCAATGATGCTAGACCATACTTCGTCTGACCAACCTTCTTTATGATTGACTGCTTGTTTTTGAATAATCGCATCGAGCCACCTGTTCTTATTTAAGTGGGATCCTGATAAAGTGTCTTGACGATAAGCATTAGCACGATAAGGTTCAATGCTAGGAGAAGTATTACCCATAAGAATGGAAGAACTAGCATTAGGAGCAATAGCCATGAGATGACTAAACCTATTCCCAGTACCCACAGCATCCAACGCTTCACCACGTTCCAATCCAAGTTTTTTATTAGCATCATCTAGTTTTCCTCTTATGTGCGCAAAGATTTGTTTGTTTCTTCCGACTGCCATAGCTGATTCCCATGGCAGATTAGTTCGTTGTAGATAAGCATGCCAACCCAAAGCACCGATCCCAATGCTGCGCTCACGTATGGCAGAATACCTTGCACGCTTAATGGTGTCAGGAGCATTAAGAATGAAATACTCCAGAACATTATCCAACATTTCAGCAATATCAGCAAGGAACAAAGGATCAGATTTCCATTCATCATAATACTCCAAATTTACAGATGATAAACAACAAACAGCAGTACGCTCTTCGTTAGTTGGTAGAATAATTTCTGAACAAAGGTTTGACTGATTAATCTTTAATCCAAGATCTTTCAAGTGCTGTGGCATTTTACGATTTGATTCATCGATAAAGTGCAAGTATGGTTCGCCTGTCATCATACGCATCTCAAGAATACGTTGCCACAATTCTTTGGCTGATACTGTTTCACGAACTTCGTTAGAAGCTGGATCAACTAATTTCCATGAGTCATCAAAGTTTGGATCAAGCATAGACTGCTCAATAATTTCCATAAATGCATCTGGGATATTAATTCCATGGTGCATGTTCAGACAACGCATATTCTGGTCGCCTGTTGGTTTTCTCATCTCAAGAAAAGATATAATATCAGGATGGCTAATGTCCAGATAAGCAGCGTAGCTACCCCTGCGAGTACGACCTTGACGATAAGCAAGAGATGAGGCATCATACATTTTAAGGTGGGGCATGACTCCAGTAGATTTATCATCCGCTGAACGAATGCCAAAGCCAATGCCGACACCACCGCCCAACATTGAAAGCCAATTTGTTTCAGATAGATTATCAACTAGACCCTCAGCAGTATCTTCAATGAAGTTAAGAAAACATGATATAGGCAGACCACGCTTACTGCGACCAAAAGAAAGAATGGGAGTAGAATAAGACAACCAATGAAGACTGGAGTATTCATATAGTCGCTGTGCATGTTCTGGAGTGCTTCCGAAAGTCGATGAAACATATGCAAACCTTTCTTGAGGTGAAACCTCTTCATCCTTCATGTAAGATTCTTTTAATCTAATTCTACCCAACTCATCAAACAATTTATCACGTGTATAGTCTACCGTTATGCCATGCACAATGTCATTCATATTTCTTGCCCCAATATTCTTATAGTTTTATTAATTCATTTGCTAGAGGGAATACCTCAGCAATAACCTTTGCGCAGTGTCGTGCGACTTCTTGGTGTTCTTTTTGTGTACCATCTGCAGATCGGAGTTCAATAAAGTGAATCCAGCTACGCAATGTACCATTCATATAAAGACGAGAAACAGTCAGTCCTTCTGGCAGTACTGCTCTTGCTTGTTCTTTTGCAATCCCATTTACGATTGCCCACTCATAAGCATTTTTACATTCTTCAATCACTCGCTTTTGTCTCTCTTCCCACCATGCTTGTAATGCTAAGTTGTCAGTCACAATACTATTTTGACGATTATTCGTATCTTGGAGTCGGGCTTCCCTAAGAACGAAAGATAAGTCTTTTGTTGGATCAGCATATCGCTGGCTAAATTCTTGGAACGAGAAAGAACGATGACGCAAGATTTGTCTTGCTATGTCACGAGTTGTTTCAATTTCTAAACAAGCACTGACCATTTCTAGTGGTGACCAGTGTTGATGTTTAATTAAATACTTAATTAACTTCTCTGATGTATCTGTGTTGAACTGGTTGCTGGGATTACTCACTCTAGCACAAAAGGCAACTAACTCTTGTACATCTACTAAACCTTCTTTATACATTTCTTCCGAAGGTTTACTATAACTTATCATTCTAACATTCATATTTTCTTCCATGTACTAAATTTCAACTTTGCTTCTATACCTGCGAAGGTATTGGTATTTATGACTTCAGCGATTTCATCGGCAGTCATTCCGCCATGTAAAATCATTTCATTCACATCTTTCTGTTGAATATGTTCTGGGAACATACAGACAGAATAACCTAAATTGATATACTTTTCTAACTGTTTGACAATATCTTTATTTCTTGGCTCATTGTCCATTACAATAGTGGCATTAGCAAGAATACTCCGAATAGTAGGGGTATCAAAACTTGCTCCTGAAACAGCCACTGCGTTTGGTAGAAAAAGCGAGTCAATTGGTCCTTCGACCACAAGTATCCTTTTAGCATAATCAATCCTTTCAAGTCCATAAATTTTTTCCTGAGTCTCATCCACCTTGATGGTATAATACTTAGGCTCTTCATTTCCATACGCTCTAGCTTGATATGCAAAACACTTACCAGCATTAGTAAAGAATGGAATAATCATCCTTGGATGGTCGTCTTGTATTGGCTCTTGGAATTTAGCAATCACTGAATTAGTGTATGCTTTAAATTTTGGAGCAAAGTACAACAGACTCCATTTATCCTTTGGAATCTTTCTTTTAACTACATACTGAACAGCAGGATGTGTCAGCGGTAGTTTGTCTAATCTTAAGAGAGATGACAGAATATCATCTTCAAGAAGATCTTCTGATTCTGTCTCAAAAATTACTTGTGTGTCAGCAATGTCTTTGTGATCATTATATCTTGTTGCACCAGACTTGTATCTTTCAAGCACATACTCATCATACAATTTTGTATCAACATACTTAATAAGATTACCTATGTTAGTACCGTAACCACAGTTGTGACATTTTACAAATAGATCTGCCTTTGCACGATAGATATAACCACGTGCTTTTAATTTATTGGATGTGCTATCCCCACAAACTGGACACGAATAGTTCCAGAGATAATCTTTCTTTTGTTTGAAGTTGCGCAAGCGACCACCCAGTATTTGGGCGTACTTTGCATCAATGTATAACATCACAAATCTCCACTAGTAGAGTACATTATACCCTACTTATCATTACAAAGCAAGTTTTATTTTAAAAACTTTGCAATTTCAGCTAAATGACCAATAATAAAACCTACAGTTCCTGCACCGCCAATTACATACCACTTCCACTGTTCAAGTGCTGCAACTCTGCCGTTCATTTTCTCTAAATCTTGAACAACATCTTTTTTAATGTCAGCATGTTGGTCTTGAGAGATTTGTGCATTGGCTTGCATCTTATGTTCGATGCGTGTTTGCATATCGTCAATCTTGTCAACGATTTCTCTATTGGATGTAGTGATACGAGAGTGTACCTCTTTGAGATCAGATTTCAACTCTTTTACATCCTCTTTTATGGTTTCTACTTGTGCTTCCAATTTGGCTAGTCTTTCTGTGTCCATTATTTTACACTCTCAAAAATATTTTTTTGTGCATTGTACCATTCAATCCAAGTACTAACCTTAATTTTGCATTCATGGTATTGACCGTAATTGTCCACTACGACTTTCAACACTTCACTTAACTTTTCAGTAGGTTCAGTTTTCTTCAAGTCAGGACACATCTCCATAAGTTCAGCTGGAACTGATGGAAAATTTCTTTTAACTGGTGTCGAACTGCAACCAGCTAATATTAATATTGTTAGAGCAATTGGTAAAAAGGTTTTCATCTTTTTACTCCGCCTGGAATTGCTGCTTCATTTAGTATATTAATTGCTTCTGGTGCAAGTTTACATTCAGAATCAACTTTAATTTCTACTTCTTTAATTTTTTCTTGTATTACAATTTGTGTTTCTTTAACAACTTTAACTTTGTCTTTGTAGACAGTGACAATCTTTTCAGTCACTTCTTTAGACTGTTGCTCAGAGATTGCGATTTTGGCTTCAAGTTCAGCAACCTTTTCTCTCCATTCCATTTCAACAGAGTATCCACCTTTGAGGTAAACACCTATAACCATGAGCACAACGCTTACCACTTTTATTAGTAAGTGATAAGGTGCAACGACTGGAAGCCAACGAACTACATAATCAAAGAAAAGAGATGCTACAAATCCAACAATGCCAGTAATAAGGATAGTATTAATTATCCATGCTAAAAGTGCATCAGGAAGAAACGCTAACATCCACATTATTAAACTACCTCTGGTTTCGGACGACGAACCATTGACATTTTATATTTTTTGATTTCTTTAGTACCAATCTTAGGTTCATCTGTAGAAACTGCAGCACCAGTTGAATTTGCTGGTGCTTCTTCATTAAGAAATCTTTTAACTAAAATTTCTTCTTCAACAAGAGAACAGTTATTATCCAATAACTTTGTGATCTTTTCAAATTTATCTTCCATTAATGCAGTTGAACGATTACCAGATTGGTATTGTTCTTTAACCAAAAACAATGCTGCAATTAAAGATTTAAGTTTATTCTCACCACCAATTTTATTGATGATTTTTTTCATGTTAAACACTAAGCGAGTTAAAAATGTGTAAGCATCCTTCTCTTCAGAACTTTTAAGAGTGCTAACTTTCTTTAGATTTTTACCATCTTTATCAATGATACCTAATTTGTATGCTTTTGTATCTTCAAAGTTAGTGACTAACATTGAAAGAATTTTATATGCAAGCAAATTATCTATAATGCGACTCATTAGATCTTCCTTAGTGTTGCAATAATCACTTCATCCAAAACAATGTCAGATAAAATAATATTAAATTCTGGTAAAGATTCAGGCATTCTTTCAAGATATACTAAAAATGTTATCAAAGAATCCCAACATGATTTTTCTATTTTATGAAACAACATTTTAGTTGCTGAATCTCCAAATATATTGTACAGCACAATAATGTGATTAAGAATCAATCTTTCTTTAAGTTCACCATTATTTTTATACCTTGAGAACAACTTCTTAAGATATAAAAACTTCTTTATGTCTTCTTCAAATTCTTGTAGACTATGGCACTGCGGATTATCGTAGTGATGCATTGCGTATACAAGAAAGTTGTCTTCATTTAGTTTTTCACTAACCATATTATCTTCAAAAAGTAGAAGGAGACCAACTCTCCTTCTTTACATTATGTATTTATTATGCGTCAGGAAGGACTGTATCGTCAGATGCGTCAGAACCAATAGAACCCATGGCAACTAATGTTTCAGTAGTAATACGACCAGCACGACCGCCAGTACCAACAGTACGAAGAACCCAACCAGCGTGAGTAGCAGCAATAC